AAGAATTATATAGCTATTAGCGGCGTCAGGAGAGAATTGGAACTTGGTCCAGGTTACTTCCTTATCATCATGCTGGATCGGGACGATATACTTGGTGCCTGGGCGTGTGGAGGCCCCACCACGGTAGTCGATAAACCAGTTGTGGGCCTGTGCCACGCCGAGTTCATACTTCTCGAAATCGCCGCGAAAAAAGAGCTGGGAGGAAAGCTCACCGGCCCCAAACGAGTGAATGATATAGTCAACCGCCATTGACGCCGCCTACGTTTACGAGGAGAGACCCGTTGGGGTAGATGAATTTTTGCGAGCTTGCATTGCCGTAGCCACGCGCCGAGAACCATTCGGGCATAGCTTCGTAGGTTTCTTCGTCGGAATTGCTGGCATAGACCTGGGCTTCTACGATAAGCTGATTGGCCTGGCCTTGCAATTCCCGCCCGAGGCTTTGCGAGCCGGTAAGCTTCCCACTGATGACTGACGCGAGACCGAAGACGACTGCAAGCCGAAACGAGTCGTCCCACTGCGTGATGTCGGTGAGGTAAGAAGTGTAAGAAAGGATTGGCACAGCGATATTGGTGGAAAGGCGCGCTTTGCCCGAGACCTGAGAAATCTCAAAGGGTTCCCAGGTTGTAAGGGCGCGTGGCCGTACCATATCGGCTGGAAGATTGAAGGAGTAACGATAGCCTGGGGCAGGAGCACCGGGCACCCAGGTCTCGTTCTCGTTTTCTCCGAAGGGTGCGAGACGCATGTAAGATGATGCTGCGGGCCAAGGAGCAGCCCGCAGCACCTGTTTCAGTATTGTCTCGTACCAGAGTACGCAAACGCGGAGCTCTGGCGAGTTCTCGGTTTCGCTTGCAATGGAAGCCCTGACCTTACAAGCGCCGAGAGCCTGATTGAATACTGAAACAACCGTGTCAGCCATGAAGGCCTCCGTTTAGAGTTTAGCGTCGGGCTTTTTCCCGCTCTTCATGGCCTCAAGTTCTTCGCGCAACTCGGCGATCGCTTCGGCGTGGGCGAGGGCCATTTCCTTGGCTTCCTTTTCCAGCTTCTCGATACGCGCCTTCTGCGTGAAGACCTCGTTGACATTGCGGACGGGCCGATTTTTGGCCCGCTCCTTTTTCAGTTCCTCGAAGCGGGCGAGGACATTCTTGTCCGCCTTGAGGATCTTGGCCGAGTCGGAGAGGCTTTCGACGGCCTCGTCCGGCATCTCGACTCCGAACGCCGAAGGCTTGAACAGCTGGCGATCGTAGTACATCTTGGTCTGGAGCTTGACAAGCATTAGTTAGCTCCTTCCGGGTAAGCGCGCCAGGCCGGCGGGGTGAGCGTGAGGCCCGAAGTGACGACGAGGGTTGCCAGCGCACTGGCTCCGACATTGGCGCACTGGAGCCCTAGGTACCGTTCGGAAACGATACCGTGCGGCAGCGGGAAGGCGAGAACCGTTCCGGCGGGCAAGCTGGCGATCGGGATGGCGCCGGTCGAGACGAGCTGCGTAGCGGAACCATCGGTGGCAGGGATGCCGGTCGAGTCCGTGACGAGTTTGAACTCGACCGAGGTGGCGCCAGTCGGAGCCGTGTCGATCTTGATGTACCAGTAGATCGGCGGGTAGCTGCCAACATCACCACCAACCGTGGCGAGGAGGTCGATCACGTCGCCGACGTTTCGCGTACCTGCGGCGCCCGATACAGCTTCGTCAGCTCCGAATTCATTGAGAAAGTCGAGTATCATTGTTTCGCTCCTTATGCGAAGGTGATGACGGTTTCGTCGGTGGCGAGTGCATCGACGCGCTTCATCGGAATGCCCTGGAAGTTCATCAGCATCTTGCCGCCGACGTTTTCCATGGACAGGGTGGAGTTGGAGGTAAGATTGACCGTCTGCTGACGGACCTTCTCGCGCATCGTCCGGCTCATGTAGAAGGCGGCGCGGCCGTTGAGGTTCTGGACGCGCTCCATCGCCGAGTACATGAGATCAGGCAGAACCACGTCAGTGCCGATGGTCGGATGAGCCTTCAGCGTATCGACATCGATGTTGCAGATACGAGCGACGTAGCGCCAGTCGCGGACGGTCAGGCCGGCCTGGACCTTGTAATGCGTCGTCAGTGCCTGCATGAGGCCGTTGCCATCCGGGGCGGCGACGGTATCTTCGCCTAGGTCACGCATTTCGATGCCCGATCGCGAGCCCTTGGGAACGATGCCGAACAGGGACTGGGGTCCCCAAACGACGAGCCAAATGGACTGGAGCGTCCCGGTGGTGGCGCCGGCGTTAATGAGCTGGCTGCCGTTCTCCGCCGTCGGATCGTTGAAGCGGGGAACGAGGCCGGTGAACTTGGCTTCATCCACGCCCTCGTCGCCGTAGAAGATCGTTTCGGCGAGTTCCTGCGAAATGCCCTCGATATGGGCGGCGTCTTCGGTCATGCGCCAGGCGGCAGAGTTGCCGTTGAGCATGGCGAGGTCGCGGTCGATACGGGAGTAGTCTTCGAGGTTGCCGCAGTTGTCGGTGATCTGACGGGTTGCAGACTTCGAGGGCTGAACGCCGCCGTAGAGCTTGCGCCAGGTGGGGGTCGGAAGGCCGGTGCGAATGGTGGACTTGTGGCCGGTGATGAGGTTGCCCTCCTGCCAGACCATGTCGTCCAGGATCTCATTCGTCGAGTTCAGCATTTCGACGATGTCGGTCTCGATCGAGCCGTCGGGCGTCATGCGCTGCGACAGGTCGAAGAGGGTGGGGTATTTTGCGTCCAAGACTGCCATTGTTGTGTCCTCTTAGGGGTTCATTCCAGGGTACATGCGTTGAGCGGTGGACTCCTTGGTCGTGGGATTTCCGCCGCCCGCTGGGGCGCCTTCGGCAAATCGATCAGCCATTTTGACGAAGAACTTTACGATCTCCGGATGGCTGCCGGCGCCTGTGGCATCCAAGGCCTGACGCAACTCCGGTGTACCCTCGGCGTCAATGAGCTTGGAAACTTTTGCGAGGTTCGGGGCGAGGTTGGCGCCACCGATCTCAGGATCTGATTTGACAGCAGTTTCCCATTCGGCCTGCTGCCTTTGAACTTCTGCGACCATCTGTTCGCCGACGGTCTGGATTGCGGACTGGACCAGCGTGCCGTGCATTTCGACCAGCTTGTTGGCGCGGTCCTTGGGCGAGAGCTTGTCGTCGTTGAAAAGGTCAAGCAGGGCCGAGGCTTGCTCGTCCGAAACTGTGAGGCCCTCGGGCAGGGCCAGGTCTTCGCGGGTCAGCGGGACGACAGGCTCGGGCGTCGTGGCGGGCGGCTCCGCCGGGGTCGTTGCCGGGTCAGGCGTTGTCGCCGGTTCCTGGGTCGTAGTCGTCGTATTCTGCTGCGCCGGATCGGGCGTCGTCGGAGGTGTTGTCGCTTCCTGCGTCTGCTGTTCGTCTGCCATCTTTACGCTCCTTGAGCATTTCGAGGTAGCCTTCGGGGTAGGTTGCTATACAGCGCTCCTGGACCTTTTGGCCGACCTCCAGTAGGCCGCAATTGAAACCCGTTACCGTAGGGTCCTGGGAGAAGGGATTGCGGTTTATCCCTGTCTGCTCGAAAAGCCACCACAGGAAGTCACGGCCTTTGTCCGTTACTAGCAGGGCTTTGAAAGCTTCATCGACGTTCAGCTGGAAGATTTTTTCGCGGGCCGCTTCCTGCTTGGCGTCTTTCTTCAGTTTCAAGTCTTCATGTTGGGCCATAATGGCATCCTTCGGTCAGGAAAGCAAGCGGCTGGCCCTCAGGCCAAGAGGGCTTGGAGGGCATTAGAGCCGCCGCCTACGTCGGTTTCGCTGAGTGTTTTTGCGCCCTGCACAAGTTGCTCACCCTGGACAGCGGCTTGCTGCGCCTGGACCTGATCTTGCTGCTGTTTGAGCACGGCCTGGAACTCTTCGGGCGTCCGAATGTGTGAGGCTTTGACGCCGATGTCACGGGCATAGTCACGGAGCATTTCGTCCCAATTCGGGAGCTCGAGTGTGGTCGGGATGATCTGGCCGATCTGGGCGATGACCTGGAGGAGCCGTTCGGTCGGGGCGGCGCCGACAGCGGACTGTGCGACAGAGAGGATCGAGACGTACTGGACCTCGATGGCCGCGTCCTTCAACTGT